TGAAAGCGGCGCTGGATAAGATCAGCGAGACGCAGACCACCGCCCGCACCCAGGCGCAGGATTTTGAGATGGGGAAACCCGGTATCGCGCTTAATGATGTGATGGTCGATCTGCAGAAATCGTCGATCTCAATGCAGATGGGTATTCAGGTCAGGAACAAGCTGGTGTCGGCGTATAGCGAAATTATGAATATGCAGGTTTAGGCGGGTAACTGTCTGAAGCAATTGAGGTTTATCATACTGCCACTTTAGTGGAGCACATATGTAGCACAAGATCGCTCATTTTCGTGTTGATGAGTGATAGCTGGTCGGTATTGTTCTCTGACATCCAGGCGCCATAAACCCGATACACCATCTGCGCATCGGAGTGACCCATTTGCGATGCAACGTAGTTCGGGTTTGCGCCTGCTGAAAGAGCCCAGCATGCGAACGTATGACGTGACTGATATGCTTTCCGGTGACGCAGGCCTGCACGCCTCAGTGCGCCGGTCCATATCTGTCCGAGTGACTCTGTTGAGTAATATGCTCCCGATCGGCCATTGACAGCGTTCACGCTGGGGTTGAACACGAACGTCTTCTGCTCCTCAATTCGCTCGCCATACTCCCTAGTATGAAAGGTGAATGAGGTCTGAGGATACATTCTTGTCAGCTCTCGCTGGTCACGCAGGATATCGACCGCTGCATCCATCAGGCATATGACACGGTTTCCCGCTTCAGTCTTCGGCGGCGTGAACAACCCCTGTGGCGTCAGGTTACGGCTGACTGTCAGCTTCTTCGCCTCAAGATCCACATCCTCCCAGGCCAGCGCGCATATCTCGCCATGCCGCAATCCCGTCAGGATGGCAAGTGACCACATGTTTGCCGTCTGGCGTGTTGAGCATGCTGCGATGAGGCGAGGGTACTCTTCCCGCGTGATCGGATCCGGCCGCTTACTGGACTTCTTCAGAGGCTTGATGCCCGTCATCGGGTTCGCTTCTATATACCCGTTGCCATGAGCAAAGGCGAAAATGGCTTTCAGGTCTGCCATACTGGAGTTTACCGTGGCCGCCGTCCTGCCTTTCTTTTCAATATTCATCTTCCTGCCGGTAAAGTAGCTGCCACTAAGAAGCTCAATGCGGAGATTGAGAATATCCTTCTGCATGACTGACCGGATGTCCCTTCCGTTGCCGACGATATCCAGAGTCACTCTGACGCGGCGTTCTGTCGTGACATACGAACTGTTGGCCCAGTCCGGCTTTTTGAGCTTGAGCCATAAATCCGCCACCTCCCTGATAGCTACTGACTTCGATGAACCTACCTCATTCTTAAACATTGGTGAATCAGGAAACTCACTCCGGTAATCAAACGTGCCTGTCTTAATGCGGTAGACGATGTTGCTACGCAGCTCGCCAGCCATCTTCCTGTTTTTGGGTGTATCGAGAACGCCGATCGCCTCCCACCGTCTTTGCCCCTCATACATGAACCAGATTCGAAGGTGGTTCTTGTTGGGAGCCACTCCTGTCGGATATCCAGACATACGCCTTCTCCTGTTGAAATAGATCTGCATTTAAGCAGATTTCTTCCTGGCAATCGCTGCCGGCTGGTTATCAATCCACTTCTCGATCGCCTTCCAGTCGTAAAAGCACATGCTGTTATCCCGCGGCGCGCCATCGGGTGAAACGTGCTTATACTCACGTCCCTCCATCCATGACACCTCGCGGGCAGTCTTAATGGTGTTTTTCTTCATGCCGGTGATGATCATCAGTACGGATTCCGATACCCATTTGCTGGGCATTAGCTGAACAACGTTTTCCATATCTACTCCTTTGCCGGCCAGAGCCACGCAATAGTCAGGGCAATAAAAAGGGCGAGGTCAATTAAGAGCTCGCCCGGTGTGATTTCGTCGTATGTGGTGTTCATTTTACAGAGGCTGCCTCCTTATCCACCTGTCGCACATAGAACACCAGCCAGCGCTTTGCTGGAAACGTACCAGGCGGCAGGGCGGTGATTGATTTGGCGTGTTTATCGAGAAGGCTTATAATGATGCGGTCGTGTTCTTTCTTGGGCCTGCCGTCGATGGCTTTGATGATTTCGCTCCTGCACTTACGCGCTACGGCCCTTAGCGCGTTCTCAGCGACCGGCGTCACGCCACCCTGCGATGCTGCTTAGCGCGCTCAACACGCTCGTAGTCTTCCCGGCATTCAACCGAACAAAAGCATCCAGTGCTCACCGCCTCTTCGCAGTAATAGCAGACACCGGTAACCTGCATGGCAGGCTTGGGCCGGTTAGCCAGGGCAATCTCAATCATCTGCTGCCCTTGTTCTGCGGTTTCATCAATAGGGTCTGGATGTGTCATTTCGGTTTCCTATAGGCAATAAAAAACCCCGCCGTGGCGAGGTTTGATTCATATCAGTATTGTGGTTTAAACCAGATTCATTGAAAGAACATCAATGTCTGATTCTAAAATTCCGAACCGCGTTGCCTTCTCTTCGCGGAAAGACTGAAGAGCAGAGCGAGCTGTATCACCATCAATAATTGCATACATCTGCATGCCTCCTTTAAGAGGTATCTCATAACGAACAAACCAGAGATTTTGTTCACTCATTTAACTTCTCCCTTAGTTTAAGTCGGGTCCGATCCCCGTGGAAATCTCATCGGTTCTTCCAGATAAAAAACTAGCCGCCTAGCAATAAAAAACCACTAAGGTCCGATCATATTTAAATTTAGCAGTATGTGCTTATAAAATACATCCAGAATTATGGGTGCTACTCGCCAGAAATTATGAATCAAGGGGTCGCGGAACTGTCTTCTTTAGCTTTTATGATACAAGCTGCCATCATGGCCTCGAGGCTATACCTTCTATAGAATTTGACAAAGCCTTTATAAAAAACCAATGATAAAATCGCTAGACACAAAAGAGGTAAACATCCAATAGCAGTATTTTGAGTGAATTTGAGATATGTTAAAAGCCAAAATAAGGTTAAGGTAGCCATTGCTAGGTTTCTTGTAAATCCATACAGGGCAACATAATTTTGCAACTTGTTCGCGTGTTGCTCTGAGTTTTCATAAGCGAAATGATATATGAGCCGAAAAGCATCACCATCAATTCCTGTTTTTTCATTCATAGATAAAGTATCGACTGCAAACCTTTCTTTAAGGATTTTTTTGCAAGCATTAAAAACGGGGCTCTTTAGTTTAAAATTCATTTCATTATCTTGACGAAGGAAAAATAAAGCAAAATCCATTAGTGATATGGGTAGAATGATGATAAATAAAATGCATCTTGAGATAATTTCCCATCCCTTAGCATCTCTAAAATATTTCTTTTTTCGTCCAGCTATGAGATAAAATGAAGGGTATCCATTTTTATCGTTCGAGTATTGCTCAATGATATAAGATGATGTTAAAGCAAGAAGGTGCCCCATAATGTAAGATGAAATTACTAACGGGAATAGATTTAATATGTCACCAAACGATTTATTGTTTGGTAATTGTGATTTCAACTCTAAAGCTAAGTGCCAGTTGTAGTGAATTCCAAAAAAGTACAGCATATATAAAAAAAATGCTCCCGGGATTAAATATCCCAGAAAATCGTAAAAAGAAAATGGGTTTTGCTTCACATGCACTCCAAATTGACAGTAATCCCTTTTAGTTTGTGAGTGTTTAAAAAAATCATTATAATGTCAATAATTATTTCTTATTTGGTGGGGTATTTTGATGCGCTTATTGCATAAGTTTATGATTTAATTGTATTTAAATTAATAAAGGTTTCTATTTTAATAAAATTTGCTAATGTATGTGATGAGGTTTTCTTTTGAAAAGAGCAATCACATGGTAGGCAACAAAAAACCGCCCGAAGGCGGCTGTTTATCAGAAATTTAATGGGATTAAATTCCCATGCGGTACTCTTCGTACGAACGAGGTTCCGAGTCGCCTTTTTTGCGGAAAACAAGCATCTCTTCCTTCCGATTCGTAACATATCCCAATGTTTCAGTAAGCTGGCGTCGCAGGGTAGTAGTCATTTGAGGAATGGTTTTATCGGTGAGTCCATTCTCAATTTTATTCATGATTTCGAGAGCCAAGGCAATCTGCTCCTCATCAATCAGAATATTTACGCGGTAACCCTCACGGGAATCTTGCTCGCTGCCTAACTGCCTGGTCAGTTTATCAACCTGATTGGCATAGTCGTCCAACTGGGCCTGAACATCTGCCGGGATTTCACCTGTTTTTTCAGCCAGCGCTTTAAGTGCATTGATGTTATCGATCGCCTGTTGCGCCAGGTCAGTTGCAGTGGTCATATTCGGTATCCTTTAAATGGGTAAATCAAAAGTTCAGTGAGGTTAAAAGGCCGACTTTCATCGGCCTGAAAAAAGTCAGCTAACTGTTACGGGTGTTCGTACTGCTGAAAAGTACGCGGCACCGGGTCGCCAGGTTTGCGGAACATGGCGTTGTCATCTTTACGGCCTTTCAGATACATCAGGGTCTGCTTAGCCTGATACTGATCGTCTGGAGACAGGGAGCCAGCCGTACCTGCGTTAATGGCCGCTACAGCTTTGGTCAGAATTTCGATACCCCAGCCGATGGCTTCGGTGGTGTCCAGAATCGCAGAGCGATAGAGGGTATTGAGGTCTTGCAGGTCTTCAAATTCCTGGTCGGTATGTTCCATGGTAAATCCTCTTTCAGTTGAGTGAGTTAGGCCGTGAATTCACTCAGCCACCTTACGCGCACAGCCTGATAAAGAACAGCAATATACTGTTTATGTATACAGTATATTTGTGTCATAAATTTGGCTTAGTACCACTTCTGCGTTTACTGCGCTCTTCCAGAAAACGTATCCGGCTGCGACTGGCACGCTGGCGAACGGATTCATAGGATCGGTTGAGTTGCCGGGCTATAAGTTTGGGTGGGATGGTTGCTGCGAGTTCTTTAAGAAGGCCTATCTCATCGGGTGACCAGCGCCGGCCCAGGGTTAATTGATTGCCGCGACGCTGGTATTCAGGTGATTGCATGTCGTCTCCTGTTATTAGCTAAGCGGCTCTTCAATTTCTGCCTTACGAAGCAGATAAACATCAGTTGCCTTTTCGAGGGTTTCAGCTTCACTTGCCAGCATGCGCGCTGCGTACTTATAGCAGCGGTCCAGCCCCGCAACGTTTTCCGCTTCAGCGGCTGCGATGGTGAAATCGGCAAGCAACTCATCCGGCGTGCGTGTGGACGCACTGGTACTTGGCGCTGAGTTAATTTCGCGCTCGGGCTGCTGAGCCTCAGGCTTACTGTTAATCAGATTGTTCAGGTCAGCTCGGCTGCGTGCCGGTGTTACGTCACGTTCCGCACGCTGCGCAGGTTCGAACTCGTCCGGCGTGTAAACACCGAGAATTACATCCGGGCAGTAGAGCCGCGCCCAGTATTTAACAGCCAGGTATGCCAGTTGCTGCTTTGGTGCTGACTTCCACAACGGGGAATTACGCGTGGTGACATACTCCATGTAAAGCGGCTCTCCCCATGTGATTTCTGTTTCACCGCGCAGTACTGCGCCGACGCGTACAGACAGGCCGCGCTCATTGGAAGCGTTAGCAGCACCCGGCTTAAACTTCTCCCAGTCACCGCCGTATTCGTATTTGAATCGACCCTGAACGGCGGTTGAGCTGGTGATTACCGCGTTGACCAGCTGAGCCTCATAACCCAGCGTTCCGTTTACCAGGTGCGTTTTCTGCGCCACCGCGTAAGGGTTCATTCCCCACTGCGCTGCCTGTAAAGCGATCGCAAGACAGTCAGCTGGCTTACCGGATAGATGAGCAGGCACTGTTGCTTTGCCCTGTGCCATGACTTCCGCAAACGCCTGGAGCTTCTGCAGGCCGCTCGGGCTGAAGATTGCCGCCTTGGTGTCAGCCTCATTGACTGGCGCGGTGATGATATCGTTGCTCATGCATAATCCTTTCTCTTGGCCCAGTCCGGGCGTGTAATTTCTTCGATGCCGCCCCAGTTACCGGACAGCATGCATTCGTGATAGGTATCAAGGTTGCGGCGGAACAGGTCGTAGCCCACGGCGACATCGTCCTCCTGAAGCTGGAAGGTGCGCACCGGGTACCGGCCGCAGTCGATCGCCTCACTGACTGCGATGAAAACAAAAAGTGGATATTCACCGAAGTGCTTGCTGAAGCCCTCGCGGTAATAGGCGTCCTGAACGTGATAGCGGAACTCTTCAACGTGGCGGGAGAAGCGGGACATATCCGCCACTTTCTTCACGTCGACAATGACGGGCTGGCCAGACAGGAACTTGTCCGGGCGGATCCGGCAAAGCTCGCCGGTCTGCTCGTCGTTCCAGTAGATTGATGCTTCCTGATGGCCTTCAGCTTCAAGCAGCCAGCGTGCCGCCGGGTGGGCGAGGGCGCTGGCGCGCATCAGTTTCAGCTTTCGCCCCTGCTCAGCATCCATTACTGTCATGCAACTGTTTGCACAATCCTTCAGGAACTGCTTTTCATCCTCCTTGCCGGCTGTCGTGCGGCGGTTAAACTCAGGAGCAACGATGAAACGCCTGTCGAACTCTTCAGGCTCCAGCAACAGGCAGTGCAGAGCTGTTCCCATATCGAGTGCGGCTCTCTTCTCATCATCTTCCGGAGCTTTCTGGCGCCACTGGAATATGGCCGGGTTAATAGCGATGTCATCCAGCTGAGATTTACTGATTCCGGGCCCGCCGTGATAATCCTCGTTGCTGATGTCGTAATAGATGCCCGACTGCATTACGCTGCCTCCTGATTTCCATGTTTAATGCGGTAAATCCCTATCGCAATTTCACGCCGCGCAACCCTAACCATAGCCTCACGCAAAAACGCCTCAGCGGCTTCGTGCTGCTCGTCGTCTTCATCGAACATCTCAATGGCCGGGTAGTCGTAATGCTTCGTTAGAAAGGCGCAGAGAGCAGGCATTAAAGGATTTGTCCTGTGCTGATTCATGCGCGCATCGACTTCTGCAGCGATGAACTCCAATTCGCCTTCCGTCAGGTTGTCGGCGATATCCTGCACCTCATGCCGGGCTGTTCTGTCCAGTCTCATTTCAGTGCTCTCCGCAGTAACTGCATCGCCATAGCCCATTTGGCACCATCGCCAAAAAGATGAGCTTCTCTTGAAAGTTCCTGAGCTTTCGTGAAGTAACGTGATTTCATGGCTGGCCTCTTGGATTAAGAGTGTCGATAAGGTTGCGCCAGCCAGTGCGAAGACGGCGGGTAATAGTGTCGAGCAGTGATTCGTTTAGCTGAGCGGCGCCCACGATGGTGCCGCCCGCGATGGCATAGTTCATCGTGGGTTCCTTGCTATTGGTTAGGTTGGGGGCAAAAAAATGGCCCGAGTAGAGCAGGCCTGAAGGATGAAACGATTCTCTCTAAGGTGCATGGTGCGTAGCACCTTCAGCCGCACTTGGTGAATACGGCTGAAGGTGTCACTCATTGGTGATAATGGGTAATAAAGAGTGTCGCCAAAGCGACCTCATGATTTGATGCCTGCTTTTATCCACATCAGGCGAGGTGGTTCACGCTATACCCCTACAGCGAGAATTGGTGATACCATTTCAACACCCCTACAGTGTTGAGATAGTCCATATGTCTGATGATAAAGGAATCATCGGTAAGATTACCGATGCAGTTACTGGTGCCGGCGGCGCATTAAAAGGAGCAGTGGGCGCAGCACGAGAAATTCAAAAAATGCAGGTCGATTATTCAGTAAAGGAAAAGACCTATGACTTGCTTGATAAATTAATGGACGCTCAGCAACAGCAAATGGGATTACAAGAGCTTTTGATGGCTGCAAAGAATCGCATTATTGAGCTTGAAGAGGAGGCTAACTCCAAGGCTAAGTGGGAAAATGAGAAATCTAAATACGAACTTTTCCACCCCATTCCTGCTACTGCTGTTTATCGACTCAAGCTGGAGGATGATTCGAATCAAACTCCTCATTATCTTTGCGCTACATGCTATGAGTCTGGCGTGAAATCTATGTTGCAATATAAAGCAAGTGACTTTGCTCATATGATTATGATCTGCCATTCCTGTAAGTCCGAATATAAGTTTCCAAACCCTGACGGGGTTTCTCCGGGTATTTGGGCGATATAGTTTTATGAAACCAAAGCTTGAATAATCACCCGAAAACATGGGTGGCATTCTTTCGGGCTTTTCGATGTCCAGCCTGATAAAGCGCCACATCAGGCAGACACACTGATGTGCTCTCATGCCTGTCACGCAGAGAAGGGGAGATAACTGCCTTCTCTACTCTCTGGTTGCAGGCAATAAAAAACCCGCCGGAGCGGGTTGTTGTTATGACCATTTCTTTCGGGGGTCTCTTCGATGCGCGTGGTTAACTGCCTGCCCATATATGAACTCACCGCTCGGATCGCTTATCTCAACACGAGCATATGATTTGCTCTCTTTGAGTTCCTTCACTAAGGCCCGACCAATAAGAACATCGAGTGTGCCTTCAAGTTCTTTGGAGAGGTCTTTGTTAATGCGAAGATGGAAATCGGTTTCGCTGTACTTAACTTTGGCAAAGTACTTACCATCGAAAAGAACAACTGAGAAAGCAGGGAGGTACCGCAGTCCCTCTATCTGCTTCCATTGCCTTAACATTAGAACTCTCCTCTCTGAGGTCGGATTTATAAGTCCCAGAGACAATGAGTTTATGAAAACTTTATTGCTGGCAGACAGCGAGCATCCCTCACCCATTGGTAGCTCAAGCTCCACCATGTCTGTGTTTTGGTAGTGTTCAACAAATATTCTTAGAAAGGAAAAATACCGATTCCAGTTCTCCGGGCCTAACGCGCTGTAGAAGACTTCCTTGTTAGTCAGCAGAAACGTGTTGGTATCAACCTCTTTTTCCAGCAAACCATCTATCAGCTTTTGGATGATCAATGGCGCCTTGAATAAGGTGTCCAGAATTTCTATTTGCCTTTTTGATGGCTCGAGATCGACAAGGTAGTAGGGAAGAAGTCGATTCTTCATCATCTCAGATCTAATCGAGAAGGCCTGCCTTCTGGCTTGCTGCAGTAACTTACTCGTGGCAGCGTTGTGTTCGTTAGATTTAATGAAAGAGATGCAATTAGTTAGCTGTGAGTTTGTCTTCTTGTCGGCTTTTCGTCTGCGAGAATCACTAAGTGGGCGCGGAAGATTAGACGGTTTTTTTATTTCTCTCATATCAGGCTCTCGCTGTTATGGATTCTTTATTTTTGGTTTTAACCGAGAATATCGCCACCTGTGGTAAACAGCAATTATCGAGCGTGTCATAAGTTTTAGTGCTCTGAATCGATACTGCTTTTTCTACGCGATCCACTGCTTTCCTGCTAAGCGTGAGAGTGGGGCGGCACGATGGCTGAGCTTTTACACCAACCAACAGGGGGTTAGCTTGCTTCCACGCTGATTGCTTCTCAGCGCGAGCGGCACGGCGCTTCTCTTGTGCATTCATGGTCATTCTCCTGTCAGTTAGCTTTGGCTGAGCGATGTCACTCACCAAAGCTTGCTGCTTTGAATGTTTGCGCTTTTTCAGCGCCAGATTTTAATGAGCGGGGAATCAGTTCCGTTTCCCTCTACTGCCTCAGCGTCCTGCTGATGGGATAAACATTACCTAAGGGTAAACTATATGTCTATACCTGAGGGTAATTTTTTTGAGTGTAAAAGTTTACCCGATTGAAAAATCAGGTAATTTATTTTTCTGGTGACTTAGATAGTGAGCATAAAAAAGCCTGCTTAGTGCAGGCCTTTGGTGTTATTTGGACATGTTGGTAGCTATTGGTATTAGCCAGCGCTCTACTTGTTCAACATGCTATCAATTTCATTATCAATCAAAATTTGATCGAGAACATCTCGCTCATGGGGAGGTGGTAGTTTGTATTTTTCAATAACATCGGTGACGTATTTTATGTCTCTAAGCGTGTTATCAATTTCTTGCAAACGAATGTCCATAGAGGACAGCGCCTCGACAGTTGCTGCTACGCCCTCAGAAACCTTTTCTGTCAGAGAAGAGATCTCTCCCTCAATTGCGCGCGAAGCCGAAATTTTTTCGAGATGGCCATTTATGCTGGATAGCAAATAAGCTATTAGAGCCAAAAATAAAGTAATGGCAATCAAAAGGTAAAGCATCATTACTCCTTAAGTTGCTAATGCTAAGGAAGTTTTTGCCATTTAGCGTCTATCACAGTGCCAATGATGGCGCAGTTCCCATCAACCTCTGTCATGGGGTAGCGGGGGTTTAGAGGTTTCAGGAATTTCCTGCCAGCGTCCTCAATATACATTTTGAATGTAGCTTCGTTGTCGTTAACAAGCTTTGCGACAACCAGCTTTCCGCTTTTAGCTTCTTTGCTTGGGTCAACGAGGATGATCATTCCTTCCGGCACGGTAAACCCGACTGGAGATGTCATTGAGTCACCTTTGACGGTTAGCCAGAACGAGTTCGGCCCAGCACTCTGAGTTGTCTCAGGCCACTCTTCAATCTCACTTATTTTATAAGGCTCCACAGCCTCTAGCCATTGCCCGGCGCTTACCCAGCTAATCAATGGGAATCCCTTCGTTTCTTTGTGTTGCCCAGCGTAGCTGACGTTGTCATGGCCTTTGTCGACTATGTCATCCATCCAGCCGCGAGGTAACGAAAATGCTTTCTCTATGATTTCAACCATATCATCGGCAATTCGCTTTTTCCCTTTTTTACCATCCTCATAGAGCATGCGCGAGACATATGATGGCTCTCTTTCAATTCTGCGAGCGAGATCGACGGCTTTGCCGCCGCACATTTCGTCTCTTATCTGTATGAGGCGCTGACGCCTTTTTTCGTATTTATCCATGGCGAGCATTTTAAATATGTTTACCCTTTGGTAAATAACCTATAGGTATTGCTTAAGATGTTACCCGCAGGTAAACTATCTCCTTGTGAAGGTAAACAAGGAAACCAGAGATGAACGAATTACGTATTTATCTCAATAACCTTTCACTGGATGAACAGCGAGCTTTTGCAACTAAGTGCGGTACGACCATCGGCTATCTCCGTAAAGCACTCAGCAAAAATCATGAATTAGGCGCTGCACTTTGCGTTCTGATTGAGAAAGCAAGTGCAGGTGAGGTAACTCGCAAGCACCTTCATCCAAGTGACTGGACATGCATCTGGCCCGAGCTGGAAGCAGCTTAATAACCACCCGCTCTTAAACATCCCCGCCCTGAAAAAGGGCAGTAATCAAAACAAATGATTCGCACGTGACAGCCCTATGGCCCTCGCGCATTCACTTATTCAACAAAGGAATATTACTCAATGGAACGCGCAAAGAAACGCAACGAGGCACTGCGCATTGAAAGCGCCTTGCTTAACAAGATCGCCTTAATCGGCACAGAGAAAGCTGCTGAAGCTGTCGGGGTTGATAAAGCTCAGATAAGCCGGTGGAAACGAGACTGGATCCCCAAGCTATCAATGCTTCTTGCAGTACTCGAATGGGGCGTCGTGGATGACGAGATGGCTCATTTAGCCCGGCAGGTGGCGGATATTCTCACCAAAGAAAAGGCCCCAAGTTGCGCGAACAACTTTGAGGCCTGATGCACGAATCTTACTGGATCAACGTACAGGAGTAATTATGAGTTCTTTATTATCGCTTTACAAGGCTAAAGAGAAAAACGGCACGGAAACAACGACTAAGAAAACCTTTCTGGTACCGCTGGCTGAGCTTTACGTCGAGCCTGGCTACAACGTCCGTGAAATCGACCAGGAGCACGTCGCTGAATTCCGTGATGCATTCATTGCCGGTGAGTTCGTGCCGCCTCTGGCGGTTCAGGTTACCGAGCAGGGCATCAAGATTATCGACGGTCACCACCGGTACTACGGCGCGAAAATGGCTTCTGAATCTGGTCACGAAATACCCCGCCTTGAGTGCAAGGACTTCTCAGGTTCCGAAGCTGATCGCATCGCATTCATGGTCACCAGTTCACAGGGTAAGGCTCTGTCTCCTCTGGAACGTGCGGCGGCATATCAGCGCCTGTTGAATCAGGGCTGGACGCCTGCTGAGATTGCCAAAAAGGTTAAGCGCTCACCGGCAGATGTGGATCAGCATATTCAGCTGCTGGAGTGTGGCGAGAGCCTCATCGCAATGGTGAAGGCGGGCGAGGTGGCTCCAACAACCGCAGTTGCTTTATCACGCGAACATGGCCCGAAAGCAGATGCGGTTGCACAGGCACAAATGCAGAAGGCCAAAGCCGCGGGTAAAACCAAACTGACGCGATCAGCAGCCATTCCTCAGTTCAGCGCGGCCAAAGCACGCCGCCTGGCTGAATTACTGGTTGATGCTGAGTTTGACCGCGATGGTGGTTTCGACAGCCTGATTCTTTCTTATGGAACCACTGAAGAGATAAAGCGGATTCTCGCTGACTATCGCTCAGGCATTCCTTCTGACGGGGGCGGCGATGAATCTTGCGCATGACAACGTATCACCAATCAGGCCCGCTCTCAGGGCCGTGGAGCAACGTGTGGCAGATACAGACGATGGATACACGCGTCTGGCAAACGAGCTGTACGAAGAGCTTATAGGGGCCAACCTGACCAGGAATCAGGCGAAGGTTGCGCATGCTGTTTGCCGGAAAACATACGGCTTCAACAAAAAGATGGATCGCATTGCTGACAGCCAGATTAGCCAGCTCACCAGGTTGCCCAGGCAGAAGGTGAATAAGGCAAAAAACGAGTTAATTCAGATGGGTGTTCTGGTCCGTGAGGGCATGCTAATCGGTCCGAATAAAAACCTCACAGAGTGGCAAATTCCAGAGTGTCACCAGGATGGTGTCACTGTCACCAAATCAGTGACAAAAAGTGTCACCAAAACGGTGACAGGGTTGTCACCAAAACAGGGACACACAAAAGACACTATTACAAAAGACAAGAAAGACAATAAACATACGTCAGAGAATTCTGGCGAACCCTCCGACACACCCCTGAGTAATCTCTCTGTCATCTGTCCTGAAGCAGCAACCCATTCACCGAAAGGTGACAAGTGGGGAACTGCTGACGACCTGAAGGCAGCCGAGTGGATGTTCAGCAGGGTGAAGATTGTTACTCCAACTGCAAAAGACCCTAACTGGCCTGCCTGGGCTAACGAAGTCCGCCTTCTGAGAAGATCGCTGGATGTCACGCATCATGATATCTGCGAAACCTTCAAGTGGGCTAACGCCGATCACTTCTGGCAGACCAATATCCTCAGCCCTGCAAAACTCCGCGCCAAGTGGGACACACTCCGTGCGCAGATGAGCCAGCCAGGGCGTAACCGGCAGTCAGCGCTTCAGCAGCCCACTCAGCATTGGAACAGCCGCGAAGCCTGGGAGAATGAATTCCTATGAGAAATCTCGTATCAGCAATTCAGAACCGTGATGCCGGCGCACTAGCTCGCATTGCAGGAGATGGCCCGCGCCCGGTTGAGCGTGGAGTGCATGAGGATGTTGAGCGCCTGGTAGATTCCCTGTTTTCAAACCTGAAGCAGGTATTTCCGGCATCGGTCAGCACTGCGTGGCGTAACCCGAACGACGAAGCAGCAGCTAAACGCCAGTGGATCGCCGCGTTTGCTGAGAACGGCATCCACAACAAGCAGCAGCTCTCTGCAGGCATGAAGCTGGCCCGTGCGAGTGGTTCGCCGTTCCTGCCATCACCCGGCCAGTTTATCGAGTGGTGCAAGCAGGGCGGGCATCGCGCCGCCGGGCTGCCGTCAGACGAAGAGCTGTACGACATGTTCCGCCTGTACTGTCGCGACCGTGGCATGTACGACAGCAGCGAAGAGTTCCCATGGGAAAGCCCGGCCTGTTTCCACATGGTGACAGCGGTCTACAACCAGATGCGATCATTCAACCTGACTGACACAGAGTGTCGCAAACGCCTGGGCGATGAGCTGCGCAAGATGTCCCGCCGCATTGAAGCTGGCGAAGTCATCCCGCCGCCGCGCAAACAGATTCCTCAATTGCACATTCCGACCGGTAACGAAAAGGCACTGGACCATATTGCCAACATTCGCCGCCGCTTTGGCCTTAAAGGTGGACGCCATGACTGAGATGAACCGCGTCCGCTTTGAACGCCTGTATCGCAGCGTTCATGGCGATAAACAAAACCTGACCCGATCACACCTTGGCTATCAGGATGCCAACGTAGACCGGGCCTTTTTCTTCTGGCTTGAGGGAAGGGAGAGTGCCGCATGACACAGGTAACTCAACTGGTAGTTCCAATACCGCTGATGCGGCAGGCTCGCAATCTGCAACTGGCAATTATCGACCTTGCTAAGAAACGCGACCTGAAGCCGGAGCAGTTCCGGGCGCACCTGAACGCTATCGACATGCTGGCGCGCGAAGCACATGACCTGATAGTCGATGCTGAGTTTGAAAAGGAAGGAGAAGGTCATGATCCACTATCACGGCGGACCCATAACACCTGACACATGCGCCATCCGGGCATGGAAGGGGCGACATGCCTGCATTTCATTTGCAAACCCTGGGCAAATCAATCTGGCTGCAGAATACTGCCAGTCATTCTTTCTTGATAACGGAGCATATCCAGAATGGAATCGCGCAGCAAAAGGGAAGAGCACCTTTAAAGGTTGGAGTCCGTACTATGAATGGGCCAAGAAATGGCTAAATCACCCTGGCTGTGATTTCGCCATTATTCCTGACGTCATAAATGGTGGGGAATCAGAGAATGATGCACTCATTGAAGAGTGGCCACACGGAAAATTCCATGGCGTGCCGGTCTGGCACATGAACGAGAGCGATGATCGATTCATCCGGCTTTGCAATGAGTACCCGAGAGTGGCGATCGGGAGTTGCGGAGAATATGACGTAAAGCGTCCGAATCTTGCTGTGGCGCGCATGAAGGACCTGATTCGGCACGTTACAGACGATTACGGTCAGCCCATCGCCAAGCTTCACGGCCTGCGCATGCTTAACCCACTTATCTTCACCAAACTACCACTGGCGAGCGCTGACAGCACTAACGTTGCCAGAAACATTGGTATCGATAAGGCATGGTCAGGAGCGTACGCCCCGGCATCAAAAGAAACCCGCGCTGCATTGATGGTTGAACGTATCGAGTCACACAATAGCCCCGGCTCACTGCATTACTGTGAGCAACGGGACCGGTTCAACATGCAGCTACAGTTGGCTGTGTAGGAGGAAGCATGACAAAAAACGATCAGCTGGAAAGGGATATGGAGCTTCAGAAGTTTGATGCGTGGTTTGAGGCTGAATATAAACACATCGAATCTTCCAAATACACCGACGCAGTGCCACATATCAAATACGGATTCTGGCAAGCATGGCAGGCAAGTCGTGAGCGCATCGAAGTCCAATCCCCAAGATTTATTGAGAGTTGTGAAGCACTAAATAAGGGCTTTACGGTGGATTACTCCAATGGGTTTGGTGACGCTATGGATGCCTACGAGCTTTCACTAACCAAAGCCGGAATCAAGGTGAAATCATGAACAACGTAATCCCCTTAAAACGCTCTGAGCACAAACCTCTCAGAGATATACACTCAGCCATAGTGACTGCCCTGAAGATGTTTCGTGAAGGCGGACACAGTAAGCAGAGTATTGACCTGTTGTTGAGCGCCGTAGCCGACAACATCCATGACTACGTGGAGACAATCGAAGGGAGGTAACAGTGGAGACGCAACGTTTTCTACTGAGAGACAGCAACATCCGACAGAACTGCATCAGCGCCATCCAGCAACTCCCCGCCAATCCCGACAAACCTCTGCAGGTAACCATCCAGGAAGACACCAGAAGCCTTGCACAAAACCGCATGCTTTGGGCCTGCCTGCATGACGTATCGAGCCAGGTGGTCTGGTACGGGAAGAAACTCGACTCAGAGAGCTGGAAGCACATTTTCAGCGCCAGTCTGAAAGGGCAGGAGACGGTGCCGGGTATCAATGGCGGCTTTGTAGTGCTGGGCCAGTCAACAAGCAAAATGCGCGTCAGTGAGATGCGCGACCTAATCACACTAATCCATGCCTTCGGTGCAGAGCAGAAAGTCAGGTTTAGCGACGAGTCAGCGCGTGCAGCTGAGTGGGCTGGAAGATTCGGGAGTACAGCATGACACCACAGGTTACCTCCATTCCTCAGTTGCTCATTGAGACACGAGGAAACCAAACAGCAGTTGGCCGAGCGATCAAATCCACTCGCATTACTGTCAGGAAATATGCCCGAGACTTTAACTGCCGGTATCACGTCGTAGTCAATGGTGTGTTGATGGTCAGTCAGGGCGATCGTGGTCTTCACAAAAGGAAAAGCAATGAAGAAAACATGGTTCACCCATGACCCTGTAGATACAGCCACTGCAAACGAACTCATTTCCCGTTACAACGCCCGCAACATTCATACCCAAAAGACACTCGCCGCTGATCCCCGCTTATGGCTGGTTAGCGCGCTGTTGCCTGAAGGTAAGCGCGAACCACGAAGAGACAAAACTTATGAGAACAAATGCTGGGCGTAAGCGTTGTTGTAGCTGCAGTACTGTGCTGACCAGTGAAGATAAACACCGGTTCGGAGTTAGCTGTGAAATTTGCGAAGAGGATATCTGGTATTACGAGCACCTCGACTATCTGCCAATTCATGCCGCATGGCGATATACCTGCTATCAAGTGCGCTGGCTGTGGTATACCGTTGGCTACGGACGAGACATATGCCTGCGTCCGCTGCTGCGCCGGCTGGATGCAAGACGACAACATCAAAATGCACGGAGGGGGCGATGAGGAAAGTCCGGCGAAGATGTAAGAACCCTGATTGCCGCGAATGGTTTCACCCGGGCTTCTCAAATCAAACGTGGTGCTCACCAGAATGCGGAACCGTAATAGCACTGGCAAAAAGAGAGAAGGACCGGCATAAGGCGATACAGGAAGCAGAACGACGACGAAAAGACGAAGCTCAGCAGGAAAAGCGGCACATCAAAATCCGCAAGTTAGCAGTAAAGCCCCTCAGTCACTTCCATAAGCAATCCCAGTCAGCCTTCAACGAATATATCCGTACTCGCGATGCCGCCGATCCCTGCATCAGCTGCGGACGATTCCACGAAGGAAAATATGACGCCGGGCACTATCGAACTCGCGGCGCTTCACCGGCTACACGCTACGAAGAAACCAACTGCCATAAGCAGTGCGTACCCTGCAACCAGCACCTTTCCGGCAA